GTGTCGCACCAGGAGCTGCGCCTGGCTTCTGCATTGACATTGTGCCATTCTTAGCTGCTTGAACTACTGCTGGATCTTGTGTAGTGATTGCCGGCATATTAGGGTTAGCAGGATCTTTAATCATAAAAGAAGGTTTTGTTGCTACTGCTTGTTGTTGCTTTTGCTGTGGTGTAGCTGGCATTGGTTGCACAGATAAACCTGCTTCATCCATTTGATTAAAATATTCTTTAAGACTATGCTTAACGCTAGGCTTGCCAGTTGGCTTAGGTGCTTTACCAACACCCATTGCTTTGTTTAATTCTGAACTGTCATATGATTTTGGTTTGTCAGGGTTTGGTGGACGACCTTTGCCGCGCTTTGGTTCATTTTGAGCACCAAGTTTACCTAAACTCATTTGACCAATTGGTTTACCATATTGATCAGTAACATCGTCTGTACCATGTCTATTACCATATCCACCTGGACCTGCTTTGTGAACAGTTGAATCACCTTCGGTTAATTGGTCGAATGATTTTAATATATCTCTAATATCCATTTTGTTTTCCTTAACGGTTATATGCTGAGCCAGTCTTTGGCTTTGGTGGCATCTTTATAGTACTCATTGGGCTCTTATCACCCATCTTCTTATCATCTAAATATGGCTTGAACGGATCAAACGCATCTTTTGTTCTTGTTCCTGCATATAGAATATCAATCTTAGACTCTTTGGCTTGGTCTTTGATTGATTGTAAATATGAATCACCATATGCTTTGCTTGCTTCTTTAGCATCTGGCTGTTCTTCTAATTCAGTATGATTTAATAATGGGCTATGACTCATTTCATTTTCATACCCCGCCTGTTCACTGTCAATGCTATCATCAAAATCAGTTGATATCATACGCACCATGTTAACATTGTAACCACATAGTTGAGCAAGTTGTTGTACCATTGGTTCTGTAGCCGGGTATCTAAACTCAACTTTAATCAATGTCACACTTTCGTTCTCTAAGTTAGGAAAACCATATGGTGATTTCTGTATTGGAGTACTTTTTGGTTCGCCAATTTCCACTGGGTCAAACTTTTTTAGATTGTACTTAAACATATCTATAAAGTTTTTGTCAATGGTGCCGGCAATTTTGATAGTGTAGTTGTAAGTGTGTACACTTTCCATGATATATTGTTTAAGGCTTCGCATTTTTTATTCCTGTATATATTATTTATCTTTTTAAGTGGATTTTGCTGCCAACATCTTAAGTAGGTCGTTTCTATCAAGTTCTCTGCCTTCTCCTATTGGAGTAGCCTCAATCTCTTTGTCCCTACTTGCTTCTTTTTGATCCAGTTGTGCCTTTTTCAATTGCAAATCAATCATCTTTAGCTTCTTATTTAGTTTAGCAGTTTTTGCAGTAATAGCATGTCCTAGCATAGTTCCAGCAACATTGAATATCTCACTAGCATATCTGCTATCTACTTGCATACCCAAATCCATTAAATCTTTATAGCTGTCTTGTGCTAATGTAGCAAGACTGTCCATCTCATCATCTGCGGCTTCTAATCCACGTACTTGCGGTAATGCTTGTTCTATTTTTGATAGACTATCTAATGCCTCAGTAGTTATTTCCTGAGCGTTTTCTGGAGTTGGTTTTGCCAAGTTGTCTATATCATCTTGCGGTAGTTCAAAAAGTTCTTCTAATTTTTTTGTCATAAAAGTATTTAGTTACTTTCTTGACCCGTTTCTAAAAAGATCATCTTCTGTAATTACACGAAAGGCAAAACCTTGCATTTTACAATATGCAGTGGCCGCTTGCCATTTAGCATGATTAACTGCTACCACTGCTCTGTCTCTTGCACTTGCGGTTCTACTTTCAATTAGACTTTGTTTCTTGGGTTTAATTTCTACAACTTCAGCAATTGCTTTACCAAATTTGTTTTGATAAACAACAAAGAAGTCTGGGATATACATATGCATCTTTCCATCTAATGGACTACGATATGGTATAGACATTGATTCACTTGCCCAATGAGTTACATTTTTGTGTGTATCACAAAAGGTCATGAATGTTAGTTCCCAACCTGAACGATATTTTGGTTTATGTTTACCTACGTATTTTTGCAGGTTTTTGGGAGTGAATATACCTTGTGCATAATTAGCCATAATTATTGCACTATATTACGTGATACTGGTTGATTTGATCTTGGTATGATAGCTATGCCATATAATGACGTTTTGCTTTTAAAACTATTAAGATAATAAGCAAGAATTTGATTCATTTCCATCTTTTTTTTACCTTTAATTTGATCTAATAACTGAAGCACAGGTATTTGTGTTTCTTGTGCTATTCTAAATAACACAGCAGTGAAATTAGCTGCAATGTTTTTAGTAGCACAAACAGATACAAAATATGAATGTACGATATCATATTCCGCAGCATTAACAATTGCATTGAACGCATAAAATGAATCAAATATTCTAACTGTTTGATCCAGGTTTGTACGATTATCTATAATTTGTGACATGTTTGCCTTATTGTGGTCCTATCTGACCGGGTGTTTGTGAACCTGCGTACCTTACACCTACTTGTTGCGGTGAAGATAGTGCCCCTGCTAATTTTGCTCCAGCAGTTCCAATAGCACTTTGAATAGCACCAAATATAGGAGTTGCTACATTAATATTTCTATTTGGAGTTCCGCCTACTGAATTAATTATACCATTAACAACTTCTGATTTTGCAATATTCAATGGATTTGTATTTTTAAATGTGTTATATGTAGTACCGGCTGCTTGAATTGCTCCTAATATATTTCCATTAGCTAATGCATCTATTGCACCACCCACACCGTCAACTAACCCACCTTGCCCTAATATATTTGCTTGAGATCCCGGTCTTGCTATGGGGCTTAATGTTCTATCGTAATTAGCTTCGTCACCAAATCCAGTAACGATATTACCGGGACTTTTACCATCTATTGCACCTTCATTATAAACCACTGTTTCGTAATCTACTGTCATTTGATGTTCCATTGTTCCATTGCCCTGAGCATAGTCATATGTATCATGGCTAAAAGATGTTATTATAGGATTGATTAATGTGTAAGCTACAAAATTATGTTGATTGAAACCAAACACTGTTATATTTTTAAAGAAAGGTATTTTTTGACCAGTTGGATTACTAGTACTCCCTTGATAACCCCAACTCTCGTTCCCTGTAATAGATGGTTGATATTGTGTTCTATTATTATATGTAGCATCTGCGGTGCCAGTAGCTGTGCCATTACCTCTTGCTCCATTAAATATAACTTGTGGTTTTGTACCATCGGCATAGTAATAATTGTAATAACCCTTCCACATTTTTCTAATTGAATTTCCATTATCATCATGGAACGCAAAGTTTATTGGATCGTATTTGATTTTTGTTTGAATAATACGTTTACGATTATATTGATTTAATGTACTAGTATCAAAGGTAAAACTGGGGAGTTTTACTGTTTTAACCAATAGTCCGTAACTAGTCAAATTAAAGTCGCTTGGCAATCCAGTTGGATTAAGTTGAAAGTAAACATGAAATAGAAATTTAAATTTAGGTGCATTTTCATATGCATTGGGTCTAAACGTCTTGCTAGCGTGGGTGTAATCACGAAGGAAATCACTGCCAAAAAATGTTCCGGCAGTGTCTTTGAGAACGTTTTGAAAAAATCCAGACATGCTAGATTTATTTAGTTAAGATTCTTGTTATAAAGAACCACCGATACCTGTAGCGATTGAACCCAATGTACGAGCAACAGTAGAACCAACACCTGAACCAATTGGCGATTGAATTGCATTGTCAAAACGTAATGTCAATGCAATTGTTACTACATCACTAGTACCATAGTTCAATGTATTGTAGTTAGCAGTTTGTAAGAAGCAACCATAACATTCCCAAGTTTCTAATACGATAGGAGCAGCCTTACCATTGCCACCGTCTAAGATTTCAATGTTTGTTTGAAACTTGTAGTCTTGCCCAGATGCAGCACTAGCTTGTTCAACAAAGTCCATTTGTTTCTGTAATTGTTGACCAACTAATTTTGTCACACTGTTTGAAGCATCATCACGAATGTTGACAGATAGTGTTTGCCAAGCATGTTTGCCTGCCAAATACATTGTTGAGTTGTAAATTGGTAATGTGATTTCAGTAAATTGAACGTTTGGTCTAGAACAATCAATAACTTGTTTTGTTAATTCAATTGTGCTTGTGTTTGTTCCAAAATTCAAAAAGTTAACTCTGAATCTGAACTGTAGTTTTGGCATTAATAAGCCCTGATTGCCGCCGGCATTATCAGATGCTACTGTCATGTTGAACAATGATTGTGAGGCTGTTGCCATTTTATGTTTCTCCTATTAATCTTATTTATCTTAAATAGACAGATAACCCCGTTTGGGGTTATCTTAACTTATTATAATGCTGCTATCTCACCTGTGTTTAACACACGAACCGGGATGTAGATAAATTCAGCTGCCTTGACTGGTTCAAGTGCAACGTCTACCCAAAGTTCATTTCTATCAATTCTTGCCGGTGTGTTATTGCTTTCATCACATATAACAAGATAATCATAGATTCCACGTTTTGCCTTCAAATCAAGCATCAATGTTTGAATAACACCTTGAAGTTGCTGTCTTGTCAACGCATCGTTAGGTTCAAATACAAACGGTCTTGCTGCTAATGTTAATTGTCTACGTACATAAGCAATTAGTCGTGCAACGTTAGTTCTATCTAATGCACTAGCACTGTTGAAACTTGTCTTATTGCCATAATTCAACAAACCAATACCAGTAAAGAATACCAATGGATTAATAAAGTTAATGTACAATACATCACGAATACCAATACGTGTTTTAGTAGTTATAAATTCACCAGTTGCACTGTCAATATATCCAATATTTGTAGCATTGTCAATATTACCTCTACGTGTACCTGCTGCTGCTAACCAAGGATAAGCAACTGTATCATTTCTGATAAATGTACGTAACATCATGTGACTTGGGGGAACTGCAACTAAGTTACCACTTAAGTCGCTTGTAATACCGCTAGGATAGAACAAACCTAAGTATGTATTACGAGTTACACAACCTTCTTCACCGGTGCTTGTAGCACCTGCGGCGTTAGTTGCCCATGCTTGAATTGCAGTAGCATTTGCTGGCAATCGCATTGGGGTGTCACCTAAGATATAACCTGTATCTCCGCGATCAGCATTCAATACAACCATGTTAGGTTGTAGTTCCGGATAACCAGGAGTAGCCATCAAGTTAAAGAAATTATCTTCATCACGAATGTCATAGTTAGTGTCAATTGTTGAACGTAGTGCTTTTACAACCATGTTACGTTGTGCTTTACGACCCATATACGGAGCACCATTTGATTCTAATCCACTTACACTTAGCCATGTAGCTGTTTGTGTTGGCAAACTTTCATCAGGGAAACTAATACCGTTGAAGTAATTTGTTTGATATGATTTAACATTGTAACCTGAACGGCGTGTGTTAAACAATAACATACCTGTTGGATATAATGCTGGATTAGGAGCATCTAAGTCTAAGTAATCACTAGACAATAAGCTAACGATACTTGGGATAGGATCATCAACTACATTTGTGTTGCCATTAGTTGCCCAACGTGCGTCAGCAAATAATACACCCTTGCTACTTGTTTGATCAGCATTGTCTAATAATACCCACATATCTGTCATGCTCACAGTATCATATTCCCAACGACTGATAATTGGATACATTTCTAAATCACTTGTGTTAATCCACAAGTCACCGTATTCCAATGCAGTTGAACCATCACTTTGAGTTGTTGGCGCAGTTGCAGCGATGATAGGACCGTTTGGATCAGTTGCGTTACTGCCGGTTGGGGTTGGGAAACCGGTACTATCGTAATTTATATTACTATAACCATTCCATTGCCCACCAGATTGAACCATAATGTCAACTTGGTCTACGACACTCCAGAACCAATTTGTACCATTAGCCGGAGCAGCT